CGGGCGAGCGTCTCCCCTATCGCGGCGGCTACTGGGGCAGCACGTCCGACGCCGGGGTGTTCTATCTGGACTTGAGCGACGCGCGGACGGACTCGCGCGGCAACCGGGGGTTTCGCGCGGCTTTTGTTTTGTAATCTGTATTCTGCAAACTGGAATTCTGTTTGGCCCCGCGATAGCGGGGCCTTGGTAAACGAGGCGTAATAATGGCCGAACAAAAATTTATATTACGTGAAAAATGTTTAGAAATGATGGACTATGCCTACGACGCAATGAAGGACATGCCTAAGGACCATAGGTATACACTTGGGGGAGATATTAGAAAATCAATGGGTACTCTTCTTAGGCTAATTATTCGTTGCGGTAAAAAATATTACAAGAAAACAACATTAGAAGAAATGGATATTGAACATGATGCACTAGAAGGTCATTTTCAAGTAGCATTTATGCGTAAAGCAATAACTCCAAAGGAATATGAAGTAATATCAAGGCATTTAAAGGAATTAGGAAGAATGATTGGCGGGTGGATTAAAAAAGCCCCTCGCTGATTTAATTTTAGGGGATGGGTCATATAGCGTCTCCCCTATCGCGGCGGCAACTGGACCTACGCGTCCATCGCCGGGGTGTTCGCTCTGAACTTGAACAACGAGCGGACGAACTCGAACAACAACCGGGGGTTTCGCGCGGCTTCAGTCTTACAAGCCAGAAGTGGTAAGCTTACGGGTTTATCTCCAGAGCGTAAGAATAAAGGGATCCATCTCCTTGCCGACAGTTTATTTTAAACAGGCAAAAAACTATATTGCCGGGAAGGCAGTTAGTAGCCCTGTGCGGTGAAGGGTGCCACGCCCGGCCCCTCCCAAAGGGGGCAGTTGTTGAAACGTTACAGCAATTTATATCCTAGTATTTGTGACTTTGGAGGTTTGTATCAATCGTATTTGAAAGCACGTAAAGGGAAAAGGTACAGGAATGAGGTCCTTAGATATACCTACAACCTGGGAGAAAATTTAATCGAGCTCCAAGATGAATTAAACGACGGAAGCTATAAAGTCAGTCCATATAGAAAATTCTATGTGTACGAGCCAAAGAAGCGGCTAATTATGGCGCTGCCCTTCAAAGATCGGGTAGCGCAGTGGTCAATTTATAGGACAATAAACCCGCTACTAGACAAACGTTACATAAGCCATTCCTACGCTTGCCGGGTTGGATATGGTATCCATAGAGCAGTAAAGCAACTGCGGTATTGGCTGAGGTATCTACAAAGGCGACATGGAGTAATTTACGTGCTTAAAGCTGATATGACAAAATATTTTTACCGCATTGTGCATGATGTTGCGGTGAATATTCTTGATAGTATCTTTGAAGAGTATGTTTTAATAATGCTTTTAGAAAAAATCATTCGCTGCGAGCATACTAAATTTGGGCTTCCATTAGATGCGGATGGTTTCGAGGGAGAGATGATAGATGGGGTTGGAATGCCAATTGGCAATCTGACCAGCCAAATGATAGCCAATCTCTATTTAAATGAACTTGACCAGTATATGAAGCATACTTTGCACGTCAAGTACTATATGCGCTATATGGATGATGTTTTAATACTGCATCACGATAAAAAATATCTGTGGCATATTAAAAACTTAATGGAAGAATTTCTGGATTATAAACTAAAGATGAAGTTAAACAACAAGACCTGTGTCAGAACTCACTCCCAGGGCGTTGAGTGGGTTGGGTACCGGGTTTGGCCTACGCACATCAAGGTGCGAAAGTCTACGGCTAGGAGGATGAAAGCGCGACTTAAATACCTACAAGGGCTTTATGCCATAGGCGAGGCATCCTGGGACGAGGTTAGCGCCAGTGTGCAAAGTTACCTGGGCATTCTTAAACATTGTAATAGCTACAACTTGCGGGAAAAATTATTTGGGGAATTGGTCTGGACGCGTGATAACCAACGCCAATCACAAGGGAGAGATACATCATTCTTAACGACAGCATAACAAAAACTTGTTTGGATTTACTTGATTTAATAAGTCAACAGCAGCGAATAATTATAAAACAAAATGAAACAATAACAAGGCTTGTCAATGAAAATGCGGAAAAAGAAAATATGATAAATGATTTTATGAAGGATGTCGTTTATTGAGCTAACGGGTGGCGATAGTTGATTAAGGTGCCAAGGGGATAAGGAGGTGGTTGCATTGGAAAGTACAGAAAGCGCACTGCCGGCAGACCGATGCCAACGAAACTCTATCTATATCCACCAAAAAAGGAGAAACAGCCTTGGTGGAAGCGTCTTTTGGCGCTGTTAAAAGGCAGGTGATGCCCTATCAGATAGTGTGAGGACAGCTTGCGTTTAATATGACCATGCCCCGGCGCTAGGCCAGGGCTACATAATTTAACCACCAAAGGATGTGGTATTTTTATGCTTGTTTCAGATTTGCGAAGAGAGATTGAATACATCCTCCAGGATACCGTTGACCCGGATCACCTTACTACCATATTCAACGAGTGTCTACGTGAGGATCTGGCTCACGTCCTTCGGCTGGAGACAAAGGCGACAATAACCCTGGCTACAGACGAAACTACCGTGTCCTACCCGGACGACATTTACGAAATCATACTTCTAAAGGCGCAGGGCAAGTCACAGGTGCGGCCACAAACAATTGATGAGATACCGCTTACCGATGAGTGTAGTAGCGGATACACCTTCTTCGGCGGCGTAATTGAGCTTCACCGGATGGAGGACACTCCTTACACGCTGTTTATCTGGTACTACCGTTACCCTGCTGAGATAACCGGCCTTTCCGATACGCCAGATATGCCTTCGCAGTACCACCACGCTTTGAAGCATTACTTCTTGGCGAAGCACTTCGAGGACGACAGCATGTTTAATGAGGCGCAGGTGCATTGGAATAATTACCTGAAGGTACGCAACCAGATTGACAATGCGGGACGCAAGAGTAAGGGGGCGCAAAGGCCGCGCAGGGTTCGGACTGTTTTTTGGAGATAGAAAGGGGGTAAAAGCGAATGGCAATAACGGCAAAGTGGTACGGGAAGGCCATGCTTCACATGGCGCAGGGTGAGGTTATCTGGAAGGCGTCAGGCGGCAGCACTATTAAAGTCCTGCTTGCTACAAGCTCTTACACGCCAAACCAGGACACGCACGAATATTTAAACGATATAACCAACGAGCTTACCAGCGGCGGTGGCTATACTTCCGGGGGCGAGGAGCTTACACTGTCTGATCCGACATATGATGCGGCATCCAACGAGTGCCGCCTTGACGCGGCTGACGTCACCTGGAGCGCGTTGAATAAAGCCGACGTAAGGTATGCGGTTATCTACAAAGACACTGGGGTGGCATCGGCAAGCCCCCTGCTTGGATATATCGACTTTGGGGCAAGTCAGGCCCCTGCGGGCGTGGACTTCGTTATCCAGTGGGATGCGTCCGGAGTGTTGAAGAAAACGGCGTTATAACCCCATGGGGGGTGTAGTCAATGGCAAGTGTAACTAAGAGTCCTGGGAGTGCAATATCAGTTAGTAATAGTCCATATGATGATGTTGAGTGGTATGAACCTACAAGAGTTTATGCAAGTGATAATAATTATGCAATGTTTATTTCTAGTAGTCCTGGTGAATATTCTGAAATACTTAAAGTAACTAACTTTGGATTTAATATACCTTCTGATGTAGATATTATAGGAATAAAAGTAGAGATAGAATGCAAGCGTTATGGTTTTGGTGCTGAACCTATATTAATAGATCGTTTAGTACAATTATATAAAAATAATACTTTGTCTGGAAGTAATAAGGCTACGAATAGGCAAAGTTGGTCTTCGGAAAAATATTATGAATATGGCGGGGGTACTGATTTATGGGGGTCAACTTGGTCTTATAGTGATATTAATTCTAGCGGATTTGGCGTTGGAATTGCATTTCAATCAGATGGCGAATTTACTTATGCAGAACTTCACATTGACCACGTTAGGATAACTGTATATCACACCGTAAACGAAGTGACTATTGAGTCTCCCGCATGTGAAGCTACTATTGCAGGTGTCGTTCCGGCAGTCAAAAAGAGGGTTACTGCAAGTACCGCAGGGATGATGTTGTCCGCAGGCGGGCATTCTATCATCCATGCGGTTCCGTCTCCTTCGGCCGGTGTCGATGCGGCAGGCGTTAGTCCTAAGCTGGTGAGCATTCTGTATGGTGTTGCCGGGGAATTATCGGCCACGCCTCATGTTGATGTTAACCTTATCTGGATAGCACGGACAGCGGCAGCCTCCCTTGAGGTTAGCTTGCCTGAGCCGATGATTATTACCGGCGATTGGATTATCCGCCCCAGTCCGTGCGTCCTAGTGGATGCGCTTCCAACCCCGTCCATTAGGGAAGCCCTTAGTGTTGCGTCTGCCGGAAGTGTCATTGACGCCTGGCCGCCTTCTGTACTGTTCTCTGCCCCGGCAGAAGCGTGTTTTGCATCATTGGACGGCTTGGAACCGGAATTGATGCAGGTACTACGTGCGCCTTCTCTTGAGTCAACTGCCGAAGTAAAAGCGCCTGCCTTGTTGTTCCTTGTACCTGCCGATGTGTGCGGACTGACAGCTTCTTTCAGCGTTCCATTGGTAGGCCACAGGATTACCGTTGAATCTGCCGAAATGAGTGGTTCCTTTATTCCTCCGGGGATATTGGAGGCCGTCCGTGCTGTAACAGCCGGGGTAGTGTTTTACGGCATTCCTTTTGCATCTACTTATGACGTACTAATCCGGGCGACTGCCGCAGGGATAACGTGTGGTGCGGATTCTCCCGAGGTCCTCTGCATCCTCTGGAGAAGGGAGTCCACTCCAGAATCTTCATCTACGTGGACACGGATAGAACATGATGCGTCCATATGGAGTAAGGATATAGCACAGGCCGCATCTGCATGGACTAAAGTTACCAAGTAAAGCTGTCTCAAGTGGGCGGCTTTTATTTTAGAGAAAGGAGTTGGTTAAAGTGACTGTTGCTGAAATCGTTGCATTGGCACAACTTCAAAGTGAGGAATCTTACGACGATCCAACATGGATAAATTACATTAATGCCTGTTTGAACGACCTCACGCCGATAATGAAACTCTTGAACACCAAAAGCAACATTTCGATTAGCCTGACAAACGGCAACGGGAGTATTTCCATAAGCGACGATGAGGATCTTGCTACAGCGGCATCGTTTCTGAATGTCTATTTTGCGCCAACCTCTGGTAAATTTGTTCAGTTAAGGAGATTGCCCATATCGGATAATTCATCAAAAGGATGGAAACTGACACAAAGCACCATTGAACTTCAAAATTTAGTTTCTGCAAGCGGGGCTACAAGCGGGACTGTGAGGGTTGACTACTACAAGAGACTTCAACCGGTAACCATTGAAGAACTGGAAGATGACCTCTTTGAAATATCGGGCCTGCCGCATGAGTATCACCATATGATTGTCCTTTACTGCGTGGCCAAGAGTCAGCAGAAGGAAGAGGAACTTGACGATGCCAACAATGCCTATGCTGAATACCAGCTTGGCAAGAAGCAGCTTTTGTATGACCGTACCTGGGAAATGGAGCCGCATATGCGCCGCTATTTGAAACGGGCTAAGGTGGCAATGCTTGGCGGCACCCGTTAGGGTGGTGTTGTAAATGGCTATCCTTCAAGGTTGGGACATAATTGACTTTACCGGGATCAATGAGAAACTCGCACCTCACCTGATAGCTGACAGTCAGGCAGAGGACGCTATGAATGTGTTCTCAAGCATTGCCGGTAGGTTGACTAAGAGGCCAGGGCAGTCAAAGTTGAACGCCACGCAGGTTGGAACAGGAGTACTGGGCCTTCATGGTTATTACTACGGCGAGGGGCTTACAAGCCGTAAGCTGTTGGCGGTTTTCAATAATGGCAGTGCGTATTATTGGACAGGCGGGGAAGATCCCACGTTTTCGCAGATCAAGACAGGTTTAAGCACAGAACACCCTGTCCTTTTTGCAACCTGTGTCAATTACTGCGTTGCCATGAACGGGGAAGATCCACCGTGGAAGTATGACGGGGAAACTGTGTCTAACCTTCAGAACGCACCTTCTACCGGCAGGTGCCCCGTCCTGTTCCATGAGCAACTGTTCTGTATCGTTGACGACGATACCGTTCAGTGGAGCGATAGTTTTCTCCCGGAAGTATGGGAGGACGCATTTGTTTGGACGTTTGACAAGGGCGATGGAGACAAGCTGACTGGCCTCTTCCTCTATGGCAACACGCTTCTTGTATCCAAGTCCCGAAGCATCTTTCAACTGTCAGGTACGGACATTGACAATTTCAGATCGAAGAAGGTTGAGTCAAACTTTGGTGTTGTCGGACCAAGGGCAGGCATTGTTGTTGACCCCTGTTTTTACTACATCAACACGCACGGCATTTTCCGTTTTGACGGTCTGCAAAGCGTGAATATTATAGATCCGCCGGACAGCAGGGGACTGCCCGGCCTACCCGTGACTTGGAGTAATGTAAACAAGAATTACCTGCATAATGCAGTTGCCGGCTATAACAAGGCTTATAACTGCCTGTGGTTCCACGTGCCCTATAACACTAGCACGATAAATGACCTTATCCTTGTTTATGACTTAAAAACCGGCGCCTGGTGGAAGTACGACAAAATTAATGCCTCCTGCATGATCGACTTTGACGACGGTACAAGCGTCAAAACATACACCGGAAGCGCTAATTCCGGGTATGTTATCGAGCAGAATGTAGGCTTTAATGACATGGGAGATGCCATAAAAGCCTATTGGTTGGGAAAAAGTTTCGGTGCGGACAGTCCGGTAAGGCTTAAAAAGGTTAAAAGAGTGTTTGTTATTGATGTTAAGAGTTTAAACGACTGCGTGTTTAACTACAGATTGGACAATAATTCAAAGTACACGACGCCTACTAGTGCTACGGACACAAATGATGTGAGGAAATACCAGATTTCCCCCGGCATCTGCCGGTATTTTCAGCCAAAACTAACCCATGAGGTAGTGGGCAAGGACTTTGCGGTTAGCGGACTCCGGGTTATGTATAAGCCGAAAAAGGAGAAATAGGCCATGCCACAGGAATACGAACTTATAGACCTTTTAAAAATACTGACAAGTGATGATTTCTCCGGCAGGAGCCTCCAGGAACGGCTTGAGGACCTGGCGCAAAGGACGGCTTTGAACTTCCAAACAGTTGCCGATTTGCTTGTTCAGATGCAGGAGTATGAAAATACAATAGGCAAGGCCATTAACGAATTGGTTCAGCAAAACTACGACAACTGGAATAATACAGCGACAAACTACGATAACCGGAACGACCGTATCTCTACAATACCGGCTACGCCGACAATAGAAACAGATGGTACGGCTATTCAGCATGTATTGAATACCGATGGCAGCGCGGATATTAGTTTCGAGTGGAACTTCCCTGTAGGCGAAGAAGATGAGTACAACATAGACGGGTTCATGGTCTATGCTTATTCAGGCAGCACCGAACAGTTAGACACCGCTACGGAGAGCATCCAATATGTGCCCGGCAGTGCAAGGCATGTGTTCCTGCGCGGCGTTGCGGCTGACCTGTACTATCATTTTGGCATTGCCGCCTACCGGATGGTTGATCCTGACATCGCGCCGGAACACCAAGATCCCAAAGGTATACTCAAGTCTGAAAAGGCTATGGCTGATGCCTACAGACCAACTGATGTCCCGGCTTTTGGCGGTGATATCACAGGGACAATCCAGGGCAAGCCAGCCGAAGAGGTATTGGAATCGATATCCAATTTTGACAACCGCAACGACCGTATATCTACAGTCCCAGCTAATCCTGTTGTTGAAGGCGATGGCACGGCTGTTGATCATATTGTCAATACCGATGGCAGTGTTGACATCAGTTTTGAATGGGAGTTCAATGGTACGGGTGATGCCTACAATATCGACGGGTTTACGATCTACGTCCATCAGGGGGCGAGTTCAAGCCCGTATACTTTCGGCACGGAGCCGGAAAAGGAGCAGGCGTTCTTTATCCCGGCAAACAAACGTGTTTTTATCCTGTACGGCGTGCCTGCTGATAAATACTATACGTTCGGAGTCCAGGCTTACCGGACAGTGGATATGGACATTGACGAAAGCGGTACCCTGGAATCAAGTATAGTTAAGACTGCCCATGCCGAAGAAAACCCGTACAGGCCAAGTGAGAACGTGGCCTTTGGTGGCGATATTACCGGGACGATCGACGGGATACCGGCAGAGGATTTTGCAGACGTCATTGAAGGTACATTAAACTACCGAACACCCGGAGCGCCTTCCAATAACCCGGTTCCCACTATTTTGACTACCGATGTTAAACCTAACGCTTCAATGGATATTAAGCTGGGCTGGGCAAAGTATACGCAGGGCGCGAGGAAGGCTGACTTCCTTATGCTGTTTTGGGTGAAGGGTGATCCTCCCCTCTCTGCGCCCACGGTGAACGACTCGAACATTGTCTTTAATGTTAACACGGGTGGCCCTGCCTATCATGTGTTTGAAGGTGTCAACCCGTCTGATAACTGGCGTTTCGGTATTGCGGCGGCGCGTAAGACGGAGAACGGCGTTGAGGTTGGGCCTATTCAGTCTCCCGCATCTGCGCCGGACTGGGCCGATGTTACTGAAGGTGTCCCCAACTATACCGGGACTATTGGTGACGAGGATCACCCTTCTGAGACTGTCATAAGTGTCCTGGACGGTTTCGGCAACGGTTCTGACGGTGAGTTTAACAGTACAGGCAATGTGACCTGGACGGTGACCGACGAGGACTCTTACAGCGTTGTTAAACAGTTCAAGTCTTTTAGGCTTAACCAGGGGCATACTTTAACCGTTGATAAGCGTTGCCGTGGGTTGTTTATCTTTTGTCAAGGAAATGTCATCATAGAAGGCACTATTGATATGTCCGGGAAGGCCGCTAAAGTCTCTAAAATTAGTTCAACCCAAAGGCTGATCCAAATACCCGTTGGCGTCTATGTGGTAGACATTCCCCCAGGCGGCAAAGGGGGCAGTGGCGGCGCAGGCGGCGATGGTGCGGATGGTACCCGTGACTACGATGGTAAAGGTGGCGCAGCCGGTCTTGCTTCTGCCCCCGGATGGTTCGGTGGAGGCCACGGAGGAGGCGGCGGCGGAGGCGGAGGCGGCACGAGAGACGTGGATGTGGATGGAAGAGACGGCGGCGCAGGTGGCAGTAATGATGCCGATCTCCCTGCCGAAAAAGGTGGTTACGGAGGATACTGCGCAAGCCAGTACGGCAATGTTTACCGGGGCGGCCTTGATGGTGACGCCCTCTGCGGAGGCGGAGGAGGCGCTGGCCACGGCGGCGGCAATGGTGGCGGAGGCGGAGGCGGCCTGCATGGTGGTTACGATGCGGTAGATCTTTACCGTACTGAACCTGTAAGCGACTCAGAGCTTCAAGCGGAAAGTGGTTCTGCTGGAGGCGGCCTTGTGGTTATTATTGCCGGCGGCTCCATCTTTATTGCCGGTTCCGGTGCCGTCAAATGCAACGGCTTGGACGGTGGGGACGGCAGGGATGGTTACAACAGCGGCCAAGGAGACGGCGGTGGCGGTGGCGGTGGTGGTGGAGGCGGCGGCGGCGGAATCGCTGCCTTTATCTATAGAGTTGGCTTTACAGACTTTGGCACAATAGAGGTTAACGGCGGCCTAGGTGGAGCAGGCGGCGCAGGCGGCACGGGGTACTGGGATGATGGCCGGGACGGTGAACCAGGGCAACCCGGAGAAGCCGGAAATATTATCGAAGTTAAGGTTTAGTTTAGGGGGGATATTCTATGCAGAGGATGTTCTTCCATAACAAGTACGACATTAAAAGCACAGAAATACTTGACGCATTGGACGATGATGTTATAGTGTATGACGTATTCGGCGAGAACAGGTATAACCTGCCGAAGGATATTCGCATCAGGACTTTGCCGTATATGATAGACAGGTATATAGACTTCGAGCCGGGGACGTACACAGCAGGCGTCTCTTTTATTTTGGAATTTAGCTGTATGGACTATTTAGCTAACATTATAACCGATGAGGATAGGGCGTTTACCGTCACCATTGGCGGCAGGGCATATCAAGCGAAGCCGGAAAACGGAAAACTGCTTGTCGAATTAACCTGTGATGAACCACATACAGTAGACATAACTATTAACGCCGAAAACTACCTGCCTTTTTCAACTTCTTTGGTGGTGAGTGAAGCATGATAAGGGTTCACATAAAAAGTAAGGAGACCCCTATTGAAAAGAGATTGGAGATCCTTGAGAGGGAAGTCAGGGAGAGTAAGCAGCAGCTTGAAGAGGCCAAAGCTGAAATTGCAGGCATAAAGAAGGGGGTTGTTAAGGATGGCAATTGATCCAAAGACGATCAGGCCGGAAGATTACCCGTGGGCGGCAAGTAAACGGTTTGGACTGCTTGCTTATATGTCCCCTGTGGAGGCATGGCCTACGGCAGAGAGTTTGGCAAAAAAGTACGGCCTTGGGCTGACAACAACTGCCCCCGACACTTACAGGTTTACTTACAACAGAACGGGCAGGACGCTGGGCGATGTTGTTTCTACCCACGGCGGCGGCAAGATCAACCCCCGTGCGGCAGACCAGATACTTGACTACGCGGAACACCTGGACAGGGTTGACCCAAACTATTACCAGTACGATTTAAGCAACAGGCAGGTAAGTCCCATGTCACAGGCGCTGAGCCTGGTTGCGCCAAGGGAGTTTGTCAGGCCAACGGCACTGCCTAAGACGCCTTACATGAACTCGCTTCAAAGGGCACTGACAGGGTTATAGGAGGGAGGTTAGACAATGGGGAAAATATACAATAAGTACGGAGAGGTTATCGGTTATACTGACGGTCCAGACTACACGGACTACAGCAGTGCGGCATCCCAGGCAAAACCTGGTGGCAATTACAGGCCAACTTCTACCAGCGGTGGCAGCGGAGGCGGGTTTGACTTATCCGGTTTGAGCGGCTATGCCCTGGAGTACGCAAAAGCGGCCAACCAGGGGGCAAAGGTTAGCGGCAAGGGCAGGGATAAGGCTGACGATGCAGCTACTCAAGCGTTGGGTGGAAGTGGGCTAAACCAGGCTGACATCAACAGGATTATGCAGGGCGGCGGAATGTCAACGACCTACCAGCCCACGACTTACTATGGCGCCCAACAGCAGACATATCAGCCTACATCTTTAGGCAACAGGATGGATCTCGATGCCATACTCGGTAAACTTGGCACCTCTTTCAACTACACGCCACTGTCTGATGCTGAGATGATGGAGCAGGCGAAGACATACGCAGATTTACAGTTGTCGCCTTTACTTGCGGCGCTGCAAAGCAACTACGATATGTCAAAGGCGGCCCAGGAAGCTGCTAAATTGCAGATTGAGGCGGCTTACAGCGGCGTTGGCGACACCATCAGCCAACGGCTTGATGAAGCGGAAAGACGGGCTAAACAGGACGCTATTGCCCGGGGAATGGGGCGCTCAGGTGTAGTTAACTGGGAAAGGGCAAAGCTGACTGAGCCGATATTGAGGCAGGAGGCACAGGCCATGCAGGAAAAGGCGGCCAAAATGTCCGGGGTTGACCTCCAGTTAGCGGCGCTGGCTGATGAATACGCCAGGCGACAGAATGAACTCCAGGAGCGCTTAGGACTACTTGAGTCAAACAGGTTGGCAGAACTTCAGAATTTACAGCGCCAGAACATGCTTGGCTATAACCAGAATCAGCAGAACCTTATGTTATCACTGCTGCCCCTATTCCTTTATGGCTAGGAGGGAGATAAATGGCTACAACTTATAACCCATACGAAGGCGCGACAGCATTAGCGCAGGCGATAGCGCAATTCCAAAAACAACAGCGGGTCAATCCCGTGGCAGATGCCCTGCACAGTATGTCAATGCGGTACAGGAATACTGCTACGGACGCTGAAAGGGCAGCCTTGAATGCGGCGGCTAATGCAACGAGGATGAATTTCCTCCGGTCCGGCGGGAGTCCCTATGAGTTGCCTACAGACCTTTGGGGCGCTGACCCAACGCAGGGGTTCCAGACTGGTTTAGAGCAATTTACCCCGGGTTATGCGGGTGATCACACGACTATTGGGCAGAAGATGAAATTGGCCGCCATGACAGGAATGTTTGGCGGCCAGCCTACTTATGAAAGGCAGTTACAGGAAGCACAGTTAACGGGCATGTACGGCGGACAACCGACACTATATAAGCAGGTTACAGAAGCAGGGTTAACCGGTATGTACCAGGGACAGCCTACGTGGGAACGTGACTTTAAAGAAAGACAGTTTGCACTTGAAGCGGCCCTGAAAAGCGCACAGCTAGCGAACATGGGCAGATCAGGATCCGGCGGCGGAGGGGGCGGCGGCGGAGGCGGTAGTTCCTCCGATGGCAAGACCCTGACAGAACGGCAAAATGCTGCCCTTGCAAACGCTATGGAATTTGTCAATGATGCACTCATTAAAGGAACTTCGCCGGAAGAGTTAAAGGTTAATATTGATAGCTGGGCATCTAAACTAGTCCGTGATGGCGTAGATATAGAAAAACTCAAGGAATACGTTGGTCAAGCGGCATTAGCTATGGAAGAGTACCAATTCTTACTCAAGAATAAAGAGGAGGAAAGGGAAAGGCAGAGACTAAAGGCCCGCCCAGTATGGCAGAAAGTTATTGATATACTCCCGGGCAAACAGTTCAGGTAAGGTGATGTAATTATGGCAAACTATGACTTTTCCAGAAAAAGAGGCGAAGTTGTTTCTGAAGAAGAAAAGAAACAGCGCAAAATAACTTATGATTTTACCAAACCAAAACCGGGTACTGAATCTCTTTTTAAACCGGAAACAGTCAGCCCCGTAACTGTTGACACTAAATTTGAACAACTCATGCAACCGGAAGTATCGGTAGCGCCGGCAGTGCCTAAAGAGAGCGCATACACCCGCCTTGATCAGAAACTTGGCGGGTTTCTTCCTTTTGGTGCGGCTATTCCCAAGTATGATAACCCATTGGCCCAGGCACTTGAAATGTCCACGCCTCAAGCAGTCAAGCCGTCTCCAGCGATTGATCCAGAAAGGGAATGGCAGGAGATGGTTGTTCAGTCCATGGGACAGCCTGTCCAGGCGCAGGACAAGCAGTACAGCCTTGATAATCCCTTGCTCCGGGCGCTTAAACTGTCCACACAGGATAATATTGGCTCTGCGCTGGCTGAAAAGATTCTGGGGCCTGATCCAACCAGGATCGAGCCGCAGACAGATTTTGAGCGTGGCGTCCAGAGTGTGGGCGGCTTTGTTGCTGATACAGCGATTGGCGGCAAGATTCTGGAAGGCTTTGCGCCTATCGTCAAGGGCGGCTTGAAAAAGGCCGTAGATATGGTTAAGCGTATGCCGCTTTGGGCAAAGGCAACGGGTGGCGCGGCAGGCACGGCGGCGGCTGTAGATGCCGGGATTGGAGCGTTCACGCCCGATAAAGAGGACCGCGACTTTCTCCAGTCCGTAGGTGCAAGTGTGCGGGCAGGTGTCGGGGATACTTTAGCTTTGGCTGGGGGCACTGCAAAGTGGAAGGGGAAAGAAGGACTTGGCGAAGCGCTTGAAACCAAAGGCGCAGAAATTAGGAGGGGTTTCGAGGACGTTTCCCGGGTGCCTGAAGAAGAAATATCCTGGAGATCGTTCTTTAATCCCGACTTCTATTCAGGCAACGTAGCGAGATCGTTACCTACGACGCTTGCACTTGTCCCGGCCATGTTTGCCGGTTATAAACTGGGTGGCGCGGCAGGTGCAAAGGCCGGCCTGGGTGCATTTGGGAGGGCAGTCCTTGGTTCCCTGACAGGTGCAGGGGTATCCCGTCCTCTTGAATCAGCTATGGAAGCAGGTGCGGCTTATTCTGAAGCCCTTGAACGCGGCTATGAACCAGATAAGGCAGAAGAAATTGCTCAGTCCGTATTTGACAAGAACCTTCGTATGTGGGGGCTTGACGCGGCGCAGTTGGCGGCTGCTTTTGTTCCTGCTCCGTTTAAGCCTGTAGGCAAACTGGGTAAGGTTGCAATGGGCGCAGGACGCCTTGGCGGGGTTGGTGTTGTGGAAGGACTGGAGGAAAGCGCCCAGGAGGTATTCCAGCAGCAGGCGTTTGGCGATGATAGAGGCTTTATTGAACAGATGCTTCACCCGACACAGGCGCAAAAGGAAGCTGCCTTTGTCGGCGGCGTCTTTGGCGTTGGCATGGGCGGTGCAGGTGTTGTTACTGATGTTATGCGGGAGATCAAGACGCGCACTCTTGAAACCATGCCACAGGAGATGCAGACGGAAGTAAGGCACCATGCTGAACACCTTGAAAGAAACGAAGGACTGACGGCAGACGAGGCCCTTGACGGGGCGCTGGAGACAATAGCTGAAACCGAGGAAGGACAAAAGGTTATTGATCAGGCCGTCCAGGGTATAGTTGATGATGTCAACTCCGGCAGGCTTATTCTGCCCATTTTGGGCAACATTGAACCTTATAGCGCCCCTGTGGTAACTGAACCTGTTGCCGCGCCCGTAGAACCTGCGGCAGAGGTTCCTGCAAGCGTTTCTCCCGTTGTAACACCAACTGCCGCTTTACCTGAACCGGTTGCTGCCGTGCCTACAGAACCTGCGGCAGAGGTTCCTGTAGGTGTTCCTCCCGTTACAACACCAACTGCCGCTTTACCTGAACCTGCTGTTGCTACTCCTGCTATTGTGCCAGAGGTTACTATTCCTGCACCTATTACTCCTGAACCTGCCGGGACTGCAAAAGTGCCGGAAGCAGTCGTACATCCAGCACCTGTTACGCCTCCTGCACCAGTTGTGGAGAGCGAACCTGTTACAAAAGCAGAAGCGCCTACTGCCCCAGCTGAGGGAAAAGCTATTGGCAAAGATGTAAAGCAACCTAAGCCAGCTGAAGCCGCCAAGGGACCCGCACCATCACCCGAGTTTGCCAGGACTGGTGAAAAGGTTGAAATAAGAGTGGAGGTAGAACCAGGAAAGTATAAGTGGGAACCGGCAACCATTGAACGGGTGGTTAAAAACACTAAGGGCGAGGATCTATACGAGGTAAGATGGAACGAGACTGTTGTTAGACTTAATCAGGATGATGTCAGGCCGATAAAGGTAGATGTTACTTCAAAACAAAAAGCGCCTGAAGCAAAAACCAAACAAGAACCTATCCCTGCAGAAGAAAAACCCACTGTCGTCAAGCGAGATAGAACCACAGCAAGCACAGCAGACTTGGCGGCTGACTATAAAGCCAGAGGCATGAGTAGGCAAAGGGCCTGGAGTCAGTTTGTTATCGACAAGTCGTTAAGGCCCGGAATTGACGCGAAGGAGTTTTATAAAGTCTTTGACAGCGTACCGCTAAAACTGTTTAAGGAAGTGGATGTGCAGGGTGATGTTAAGGCCACGCATATCTTAAAGGAAACATACACACCGGAAAGACGGGTGCAGATATTAAATGAAACAGAGGGTTATGTTGAATGGGTAGATGAACACGGAACCGTTGGGAGTACGCCGAGAGAGTTTATAGAGAGTCTTAAATCGGTAAGTACCGAACAGGAGACATCCACCACTAACAAAAAGGAGACAAGAAAGCGCGGCTTTGACAAATCTCCGAAAGAAGTATTAAAAGAGTACGGCCTGCAAATTGTAAAGACGAAGGACGAAAGAGACGGGCGCACTGCATGGCAGGTGAAGGGCAAAGGTGCGCGTGAGCTGAAAGATGTATTGAAGGAGTTAGGAGCCAAATCTATTAACACCAGCATTAACGAGAAGGCGGCCTGGACGTTCTACGGCGAGGAAGATCCGTCAGTAAGGATATTAGAACGGGTTCAGCAAGGCGCAACTGTAACTGAACCGCAATCACTGGAAGAGTTGCAAAAACAGATCATTAAAGCCTCCCCGGGGAAAATCGGAAAAGAGAAAGCAGAAGCACTTGGGGTTTTAATCCGTGGCGTAGCGTCATATCGTGGCCTTGATCCAGATGAGTATGTAAGACAACGGTTTAGGGGAGTTGTCCTCGGCGGGACTCCTGCTACCGACGCCCTCTTAAAGAGGATGGCGGAAGATGATAAGAATATGAGTATGGAACCTGCCGCCGAGGACTTCACGCCGCCCAAAAAGACGATTAAAGCATATAAACTCTTCAGGACCATGAAGTCTCAGCCCGGGAAGATATTCCCCTTATTTATTGGCAAATCTAAACCTACACCTATTGGAGAATGGATTGAGGCAGAACACATACCGACAAAAGGTTATGCGGAAAGACCCGGTTGGCACGCTGGCATACTTCCATACGCGCCTCACCTGATGAAGAAGGATGGTACCATGCAGGAGGGGCGAGTATGGGCAGAAGTAGAGTTGCCGGCGGACGTAGACTGGCAGCCTATAGCTGATACTACAAAGACAAAGGACGTACGGGACAGGATACCCGTTGGCGGGCACTACAGGTTTAAGACAAACAAGATGCAAGGTGGCGCTTGGATTATAGGTGGCGCTATTAAGGTTAATAAGATATTGTCACCGGAGGAAGTCCGGGAGATACTAAAGAAAGGAGCACCTGAACTACTCAAGACTGTTGAGGGCGTCCCGGTTGCTTCTGTAGAGTTTGACGAGGACGCAAGGGCCCTTATCCGGGCGCTGAAAGCTCCTGACGTAGCAGCAATGGCCCACGAATTAGGTCACGTTTTCAGGCGCGATTTATCGCCCGGGGACTTAGCCATAGCCGAGGAATGGGCGGGTGTAGAGGACGGCGTTTGGACACAGGATGCCGAAGAGAAATTTGCCGAAGGTTTTGAAAAATACCTGATGGACGGCAAAGCGCCAAGCCCAGGGTTAAAGCAGGTATTTGAAAAATTCAAGAAATGGCTTACTGAGATTTACAAGAAACTTAAAAATACACAACTGTCAGTAGAACTGTCGGATCCCATGAGGGAGGTATTTGACAGGCTTATCGGCGGCAAAAAGTTGAACGTCAAATTAATGGGTAAAACCGCCACAGCCAAAACTGAACGCGGCACCGCTATTGAAGCCCAGTACGCTGTAGTACCGGCATATGAGTTAATTACCTCGCACAACATCGATCTGTCCAGGAACAAGGCTTACCCGAAGGAATTACAGCCAAGACAGAGGGAACGGGCGGCGTCCGAGGATCAAATTAACCGCATTGCCGCCAACCTTGAACCTGAATTTCTTGGTGAAAGCCCCAAGGTGTCTGAAGGTGCCCCTATTGTTGGCGAGGATATGATTGTCGAGTCCGGCAATGGCAGGGTTATTGCCCTAAAGCGGGTTTATCAAAAGGGCGACGAGAACGCCGATAAGTACAGAGAATGGCTTGTTGCCAATGCGGAGAAGCTTGGCTTTAACAAGGAAGGTTTTAAGGAAATCGAAAATCCTACCCTGGTAAGAATAAGGCTTACTGACGTTGACCGTGTTAAATTTACACAGGAGGCAAATGAACAAACAGTAGCGGCTTTAAGCGCAACAGAACAGGCGGCGGTTGACAGTAAGAAGTTAACTGGGGACATCTTGAACTTCTTCGCGCCCTCCGAAACGGGCGAGATAAACACCCGCGCCAACCGTGGCTTTATCAGGTTGTTTGTGGAGAAAGTTGTCAGTCCGTCCGACAGAGGAAGGTTTATTACAAGCGATGGTTCATTGTCCCAGGAAGGGATAACGAGGATAAGGAACGCTGTCTACGCCAAGGCATACGGTGATATTGCGGCAATAGAGAAACTCGCCGAGAGTACGGATAATAATGTCAGAAATATTACCAATGCCATGTTGATGGCGGCACCAAAAATTGCTAAAGTAAAAGAGGGCATCAGAAAAGGCAGCCTGTACGACCTGGATATATCCAAGGACATCACTGATGCAATGAAGAAGTTGTCCCACCTTAGAGAGTCCGGCACGGCGGTACAGGACTATCTTAACCAAACTGCACTGTTCGGTGAAGACATATCCCCCCTTGCAAAGGACTTGCTGAGCGCTTTTGACGTTAATAAACGATATGTGAAGAGAATTGCCGCACTGCTGAACAACTACGCTGATGCCGTGTTCTCCATTGGCGACCCGAAACAGATGAGCATGTTTGAAGCGTCCAAGCCCACTAAGGCGGAGGTTCTACTCACGGCGATAAGAAAGGTGGCAAGGGAATATGAAGGCCAAATTTCCGACCAAGCTTCGCTTTTCCAAGACGAGGCTGTTCGTGGTGAAGCAGATAGAGGGGGCATTGGAGAAGCACATGAAAAAGAAGGAGGTTCAAGGCAGGAAGAAGTAAGTTCCTACGAATCAGCCAAAGCAAAGCTCGAAGCCAAAACAAGTGAGGCTATCGGTGATGTTAACCCTCCTGTTGGGTTTTCGGTAAGGGTTGTCGGCGGGAAGGGGCAGGCACAAGCTGATACAGGGGAGTTTCATATCGAGAACGAAGAAATCCGGAAAAGGTTCGAGGCCGCCAAGGGTGTGCCCAAGGAATCCTTTCTGGCAAAGGCCAGGGCGTTTATCCGGACTATGTGGCACCAAATGACCCGGGAGTATGAACATCTCCCACGGAATGCGGAGTTCTCGCCCCTGCGTACTGACTTATTGCGCCTTGCCAAACAAAAAGGCGTGCGTTCTGATGAAGCCATCAGGATTATCCAGGGTATCGCCATTGGCCTGAACAAGCGGCAGTTCAATGCCTTCAGACATTATGTTATCCTGGCCGACCTCATGGAAGAATTAGAGGCAGGCCACGCCCTCCCATTCGGGTTTAATAAGGAAACCCTTGAACACGAATGGGACCGTATCAACGAATATATTGAAAACGAACCGGAGATTAAGAAGGCGATAGAGGACAGAAAAGCAATTTGGGGGGGCATTATAGACAAGTACATTGCCGCCCAGGAACGCATTGGGCATCATGTGGCGGGCAAGTTTAAGCGGCATGAATACTACCGGCACCAAGTCCTTGAATACGCGCAGGCTAAGTCCATCACCGGCACCGGCAAAAAACTGAAAACACCTGTTGGGCGGGGGTTCTTAAAGCGCCGCGAGGGAAGCGCACTAGACATTAACACTGACTACTTAGAGGCAGAGTTTGAGGTTATGTCCCGTATGCTTTATGACATTGAGGTTGCCGACACTATCTACAGGGTGGGCAAGAGGTACAACATCAGGAAAACCCTGGAGAAACAGGCGAAGAAGGCTAATGAAGAGGCAATTCAGAAGATAATTGGCAAGCAGGACAAGACGAGCAAGGCTGTTGAAGAACAGTTAAAGAAATACAAACAGATGATCGCCATGTCTTTCTCGCAACTACGCAAACTAGCTGAAAGCGGTAAGCTGTGGGAAGGTAAAAATGGCGAGTATGCCGGCGTTGTCAGCAACCTTTCAACGGACCCGGAGCTGGAGGCCAGTGATCGCAATAAGCTGTTCTATTACCTATCTGACTTAATATCACAGGATACTGAGGGTTCTGTCCAGGCGGCCACGATATTGAAGGCAGTCAGCCACAGGGCTATGCTTGTAAGGGATGTCCTGGGCAAGAACTTCAAGACGTGGGAAAATACTATTCCCGAAGGATACGTGACCTGGCAACCACGGGAGGGCAATCTGTTTTACTTTGCTGATACCATTCCTGCACAGTTAGCTGAACAGCTATACGGACAACTTTTGGAGAAACTTGAGATTACTGCAAGTCAACTCCGTAAAGTGCCAGTGCTGGGAGGCAAACGGATGCAGTTTGTGGTTAAGAAAGAGGTGGCCGCTACCCTTGATGACCTGGTGAGGGATCAAAAGGCTAACCCGCTATTAGAGCCTGTAGCCAAACTGCAAAGGGGCTGGAAGGCATGGCAGCTTATCTCTCCGCGACGCTGGTTCAAGTATAACTTTAGGAACATTTCCGGTGACGCGGAGGCCGCATTTGTGGGCAATCCCGTCGGTTTCACGAAAGTCTCGCAGGCAGCAAAAGAACTCTATCCAGTATTTGCTGGCGACAAGCCAATGACCCCCAATATGAAGGACTGGTTTGAACGCGGCGGTATAGAAACGCTTCTTCAGGCACAGGAACTCAGTGACGTTAGCGGCCTAAGAGTGTTTACCAACCTAGTCGAAAAGAAAGGCGGGTTTACAAAACTGCCCGCCAAGGCATGGCAACGGTATTGGAAGGCAGCTCGTCTATCTACTGACTTCAGGGAAGCAATCCTGCGTTATGCCAACTACCTGTCATACCTAGAACAAATGCAGAAGTCTCCGGATGGTAAGCCGAAAAACTACGGCGCTTCAATCCGGGAAGAGATTATGGCGCTTGATGACATTAAGGATAGGGCGTTTAAGCTGAGTAACGAACTGCTTGGAGCATATGACCAGGTAGGCGTTGTGGGGCAGGAATTAAGGAAATACCTAATCCCGTTCTGGAGTTGGAACGAGGTAAACTTCAGGAGGACAAAGCAACTATTCCTCAATGCAGCACAGGATTCCGGGCTTGCTAAGGCGGCATCCCGCAAAGTTCTCGGAACAATGGTAATTAGGAGTCCTTTCCTTGCCTATAACATCGGCAAGTTTTTTATCAAGGCATTTGCATTCTGGACACTGTTGCAGTTGTGGAATGAGTGGAAGTGGCCGGAGGAAGAGGCTTCACTACCGGAAAGCGTGAGAGCAAAGCCGCACATTATCTTTGGGCGCGACGAGGACGGCAAAGTGATATACTTTGACCGCCTGGGGTTCGTGCAGGACTTTTTAGAATGGTTCGGTATTGATGAGTCTCTATTGATGGTACGGGATTGGCTGAATGGAAAGAGGACTCTAAAAGAGATCGGCGAGGATATGGCTAAATCCCCGTTTATTAAACTTGTCAACTCTATAGGCCCCGTGTTTAAGACACCGGCAGAACTACTTATGGGCTATTCACTTTTCCCTGACTTTTCTAAACCGCGCAAAATCAGGGACAGGTGGGAGTATATCTTTGATAACTTGGGACTTGAAAATGAATACAGATACCTAACCGGCAAACCTGTTCAGACTTTTGGGGGAAGCCGCACAGAAGGGTACTGGCGCACCTGGAGGGGCGCTTTTATTTATTCGGCAGACCCCGCGCAAAGCGCATACTATGACACCCTGGACGAAAAGCGGCGCTTTATGAAGAAGCTGAATAAGCCGGAAGGGTTCTCTATCTCGCCCAAGAGTAATGCGCTGTATAATTACAAGTTGTCGATCAGGTACAAGGACAAAGAAGCGGCCCAAAGGTACCTGATGGAGTACATTCAGCTTGGCGGGACAAAGAAAGGTTTGGCAAGCTCAATAGAGTCCATGCACCCGCTGTACGGATTGAGTAAAAAGGAACAAGCAGAGTTTGTAAGGTCCCTTGATGCCGAAGACAAGCAGAAGCTGATCGCAGCTTTGCGTTACTTTGAAACGACACTTAAGGGGAGGTAGGCGATACTAGCCGTATCAATGATAAGGGTGTAGCCACTCAAAATCTGTTGGGTAGTCAACGACGGTGTGATGCATGAAGACATAGACGATACCAATGATGATGTACAGAACGAAGAGAAGCGCGATAAACCCTTGTACCGTTTCCGGAAGAAGGCAAAAGACGCTTAAAATTATTCCTATAACAAGGAATGCGGCTGCTAAGACAATAAACGAGTAGACAACATTAATTAGCAACGTACCACCTCCTTTTCATAGAAGGAATTACTGGCACAAGCCGGTTAATTCCTTCTTTTTATCTAAGAAAATAGCAAGAAGACTCCCACCTCTTTAGGTGGGAGATGAATTGCTTTCTTTTTCTTGACGTTCTGACGATAGAGCGAAGTTCGTAGGAATCTCCCACTTCTAAGCGAAGCGAAAGTGGGAGTAGTTCAATGTGAAAATTTTACCACAAAAAAGGGGAAATGTGCAGGTGGAAGCGTATTTTGGCGCTATTAAAAGGCAGGTGATTCTTGTGTTCGGCAAGACCTGAATGGTTGACAGTCAGTCCACGTGTGGACATTTTGATTATGGATTGCTTAACCACCCGCATACGTGCGGGTCTTTTGTGGAGCACGAATACTTCTGGTTAAGTTTCATGGTGTATGTAATCATCTTTGTGGTAGTAGTGGCGGCAATAGAATTATGGAAGAGGAAGTAAGGTTGCACAACCCCTGACAGGGGGATGACCTCATGGGTAGATAGTTCTGACAGGGGGGGGTGGGAGTAAGTTGGAAGTGGAGAAGGAAATAATGGAGCTAAAGGAGGATGTAGCCAGGTTGGATGTGGAGGTTGGTAATCTGAATGGTTGGCAAAAGGCCCAGAACGGGGCTTTGCTGC